AGGCGACAGCATGGGCATCGCCATCAACATCCACAAAGGCGGCTATCGCACCACCAGCAGCGAAGGCTGCCAGACCATTTACCCCAGCCAGTGGGAGTCTTTCATTTCCCTGGTCTATTCCGAAATGGACCGCGCCGGGCAGAAGACAATCCCTTACCTACTCACCGAGGAAGAAGTATAATGAAAACATCATGGAGTTCCATAGCCCGCGAGCAAGCGGACAAAGCCCACAAGACAGAAGTCGATGCGCTCAAAGCCAAGCTCGCTCAATACCAAGCCAGCGTTGAAAGCCTGGAAAAGCAACTCGGCATCGCGCTCTCGCTCGGCAAGACACGCATTCGCCCGCATCCGCTCTCGGTCTCGATGAACGACAAGGCCGAAGCTGTCGCCATCGCGCTTGCCAGCGATTGGCATGTTGAGGAGACGGTTGAGGCGGCATCGGTCAACGGCCTCAACGAATACCGCCTGCCCATCGCCAAGACTCGCATCGAGAAATTTTTCTCCACCATCGCCCGCCTAACGGAGATCGAGCGCCACGGTGCCAAGATCGACGACCTCATCCTCTGGCTCGGCGGCGATTTGATGACCGGCATGATCCACGAAGAACTCGCCGAATCGAACAGCAAAACCCCCACGCAAGTCATCCTCTGGCTCCAAGACCGCCTCGCCGACGGCCTCGCCACCCTCAAGCCCCACTTCAAGCGAATCCTCATCCCCACCAGCTACGGCAACCACGGCCGCACCACCATCAAGCCCCGCCACGCCACAGGTGCCGCGCACTCTTACGAGTGGCTTCTCTACAAAATCCTCGAAGGCCGCTTCATCGATGACCAGCAGATCGAATTTCAAATCGCCGACAGCTACTTCAATTTCATGTCCGTCTTCGACCGCCGCCTGAGATTCCACCACGGCGACGGCCTCAAATACCAAGGCGGCATCGGCGGTCTCACCATCCCCACCGAAAAAGCCATCGCCAGTTGGAACAAATCCCCCAACCGCGCCGACCTCGACCTCTTCGGCCACTGGCACCAATACCAGCAATCCCGCACATGGCTCTGCAACGGCAGCCTCATCGGCTACAACGCCTACGCCCTCAGCGTTGTCAAGGCCGCCTTCGAGCCCCCCACGCAGACCTACTTCCTCCTCGATAAGAAGCGCGGACGCACCATGACCTCCCCCATCTACCTATGAGCTGGAAATCCCTCGCCAAGCGCACCAACAGCCTCCCCGAAGGCTGGAGCACCCCCGACGAAATCGCCGCCGACCTCGATTGCGAGCCAAGCGAGGTGCCAAAAATACTCGCCAGCGCGATCCGCGACGGACTTGTCGAAAAGCAAAACTTCCCCCACTGGCAACCCGGCAGCAGACAACTCCTCTACCAGACCGGCTACCGGCAGAAAACTGGCAAGGTTATCTCGGAAAAAAGCCCACATATTTCTGACAAAACCCCAGACTCCATCCCCGGCATCCCCGCCGATTTGCTGCCCAAGGTTCGCCAAAAAATCCTCGAGCACCCGCACAAAACCGCCAGCGCAATCAAAGACCTGTTTTCCACAAACAACCGCACACGCCTGAGCGTAGCAGCGATCCGCGGCCTACTTGACAAGCATCCGCAGAATAGAAGGTAGATGCCCGATGACCAAACAATCGTAGAAGGCGACGCCGGATTCCTCGGCATGGCCTCCCGCCTCAACCCGCTGCAACTCCAGCCGGGCATGGTCCAGTATTGTGAAAACATGCGCCTCGACCGAGGCGTGGCGCAGACGCGCAAAGGCGCGAAGCGGTTGGGTGATGGCATCTCTGCAGGCACGCAGCCTCTCACTCTCCCATTTGTGCTGGATGCCAATGCCCGCGTGCGCACGATCTACAGCGGCGGCATCTTCGCCAGCGGCGTTTTCAGCTCGCCGAACTACGACGACGAGAATGAATACATCGTTCTCTGCGGGCCGACCTCGGCGTTTCTCTACCGGCAGGATGAGCCTATCGAGGAGATCAGCTATCCCGCCACCGGCACAGCGTCCGACGAGATCATCGAGCCCACGGACAGCGTTTCGACGATACAGGCTTTCAACCGTTTCTACCTCCTGCGCGAGGCCGACATGACTCTGCCTGGCTGGGATTGGAAATACACCACCGCCAGCGGCATCGCAGTCTCTGGCACCACGGCCACCGTCCACATCACCGCCCATGGCCTCGCTGCTGGACAGCGCGTGCGGATAGAGGAGGGGAGCCAAGCGGCATTCCAAGGGCATGAGTATGACATCCTCGCCGCTACGGCCAATGCCTTCACCCTCGCCGTGCCTGCTGGCACATTGCCGGATGTCGCCGCCGACATCGCAATCCGCCGCGTCAAAGCTCCGCTGTGGTGGGATGGCTCGACGATGGAATTTCAACGCGCCGCCTCGGGCGTGCCTGCCGAGGGCGTGACCTTCAAGACCCTGCGCTCCGCCGGCTGGGCCAGCTATATAGGCAACCGCCTGTGGATCCCCGATGGCCGCGACACCGTGGCCATCTCGGATGTTCTCGACCCCGACCTCTACGACCCGTTTTTCCAATCTTTCCGCGCCAACCAGGGCAGCAACGACTACCTCGTCGCCATTCACCCATGGGTCGAAGGCCAAGCGCTGGTCTTCCTACGCAACTCGATCTGGCTGGCCAACCTCACCGACACCAGCAACGCGACGGGAGACACCTTCACGGTGGACTCTGCCGTTTCCAAGCTCACGCTCCTCACCGATGAAATCGGCTGCGTAGCCCGCCGCTCGATCCAGACGGCCGGGCAGTTTGTGTTTTTCCTCAGCGACGCCGGAGTTTACCGCCTCGACACCCAGCTCGACCTCAAGCTCCGCGCAAACACCCAGCCGCTCTCGGACCCCATCGCCGACCAGATCGACGAGATCAACAGCGATTACGCCCACCTTGCCGTAGGCCGTTGGTGGAATAACCGCTATTACCTCGCGGTGCCCATCGGCGAGAACGCCACGGCCAACAACACCCTTTTCCTCTGGAACGCCCTCAACTCGCAGTGGGAATCCCGCGACACCTACGCCATCAACCTCGACGAGCTCCTCGTCGCCGCCTACTCCAGCCAGCGCCGCCTCTTCGCAGCAAGCCGCGCCGGAACGCTCTTCCTGCTCGATGAACTCGACTACGGCGACGATGTGCCCTACGCAAACGCGCAAGACCTCTATACCGAAATTCCCTCCGAACTCATTACCCGCCGCTACGGCTGGGGTAGCCTCAATGCCAAGCGCCTGACCCGCGCCAAGGCCAGCGTGCTCCTGCCGGACGCCTCCGCCTGCACGCTCGATGCCGTGACGACTGACTACGATGCGGACTTCCAAGTCGCCTCACTCACGAACACCACCGGCGAGGAGGAAGACTACACGCTCAAAGCCCCCCTGCGCTGCAAAGCCACCGGCCTTGACCTCCGCTTCCGCACGCAAAGCGGCCGCCCCATCCTGCGTCAAATCAGCGCCGAAGCCACCCGCTCCGCCCTCGACCCCACCGAAACCCGCACCCTCAACTAACCATGGCAACTCTCACCAAAGGCAAAACCTTCACCAACGGCGAACTCGTCACCCCTGCCAACCTCCACCAGATGGTCGATGCCGCCACCGTCGCCAACATTGTCAACGCCGACATCGCCGCAAATGCCGCCATCGCCGACACGAAGCTGGCCACCATTTCCACGGCAAATAAAGTGTCCCAATCCGCCGTAACCAATCTCACCACCGACCTAGCAGGGAAAGCAGCGTCCATACACCAGCACGCTATTGCGGATACCACTGGGTTACAGACGGCGCTCGACGGCAAAGCGGCTGCAAGCCACAACCACGATGATCGCTATTACACGGAATCGGAGATGAATACTCTGTTGGCAGGCAAGCAAGCGTCTGGAAGCTATGCACCTGCCAGCGGCATCGCGCCAAGCGCCATCACCGGCACGGCAGTTATCACGACTGACTCGCGCCTGTCCGATGCCAGGACGCCGACCACGCACACGCACGATGATCGCTATTACACAGAGACAGAGATAGACACAAAACTCTCCGGCCTGCCTGTTTCTGGCCATACGCACACCATTGCACAAGTGACGGGCTTGCAAACGGCCCTTGATGGCAAGCAGGCGTCTGGCTCTTATGCCGCTGCTACGCACACGCACGACGACCGCTATTACACGGAATCGGAGATGAATACTTTGCTCGCAGGCAAGCAGGCGTCTGGAAGCTATGCGCCTGCGACTGGCATTGCTCCAAGCGCCATCACAGGCACGGCGGTCATTACGACCGATTCCCGCCTGTCCGATGCCAGGACGCCGACCACGCACACGC